CCTTCACAAATGATTCATTTGTTCTACAGATATTTATGGTCAAACCTTGAAAATTACAGCAGGTCAGCTGGAATCTGTGCTGGTTTATTTCTGGAGGGGCTGGCAAAAGGATCAGGGGCGAGAATAAATCTCGCCCCTGATCCTGGTTTGGGTTTGTATTACAGACCGGCTTGGATGTCCCCGGTGTTCTTGATGCGTACAGGAATATAGATGAATTCAACAGCCTTTACTGGCTCTATGGCCACGTCTACCCAAAGTTCATTGCGGTCCACGCGGTCTGGTGTATTGTTGCTGCTGTCACAAACCACAGCATAATCATACAATCCACGGTTTACTTTAACACTGTTCAGCTCTTTTTCAATCTGATTCTTGATTTCACGCTGAGTGATCTCGTCGTTGGGCTCAAAAATGTACTGACGAGCAATCAGGTCCAGCTGACGACGCAGGTAAACAATCAACCTGGACACATTTACTCGATCCAGCGCACTGGTTATGGCGCTGCGAGTCTTTTGTCCGTAGATTGTGATACCACTGTCGCTCAACACACTGATGGGGTTGACTTTGCCGTTGTACAACACGTCCCGCAGGTTATTGCTCACCGCAATGCTCTGGAACAAACCAGTTGCTGAATCAATATAACCAATTGCAGTTGCATTGTCCACTGTGCCTCTGCGAATTCCTGCAGGAGCAAACCATACATAGCTCTTCTGGTCGCTGCGGATCATGCTGCGCAACACCATGTGGCTGGCAGGGACCACAGCATAATTACCATCCAGGTCCCGAGTGAAACCCGAAGGATAGTAACCAGCCATGTATTCGTAGTAGCTGACAAAGCCCTGTTCGTTGTTGTCCACAGCCAGGTTCAGGTTGCGGGACCAAGCGTCCAGGGTGTTGCTGTCTGATGCCAGTCTGAGCGGACTGTCCACCACGATGAATGCAGTTTCCTTACGGTTCACATTCAGTTGAGTCAATGCGCTGGTGAGTTCTGGATAGCCAGGAGCACACATCAGATTGAAGTTGCGAACTTCTTCCACAGCCTCAACACTCAGGGTCACAGCACTGGCCATTTTGCCAGTTACCACAGCTCGCTGAGCACGACGACCCAGGTAAGCAACACCGTATTCATTGTTGCCACTGGCGTTGACCCAGGCATTTAGATAAGCAGGCGGATTTTCATAACCTGCAAAATAATCCACCGTAAACTGCTTGACGTTCATGCCGCTTCTGCGAGTATTGAACAACAGGATGCCTCTGGGATATTCTGCATAGCTGGGGCAATCAGGATCAACGTAATCCTCGTTCAGCAGGTCAGCAATATCAGGGGTGTCATCAGTGATGATATCTTCGGTTCCATCGATGCCCCATCGAGCATCAGCAAAAATGATACCATCACTGCTGGTGCTGTCGGTATTGTCAATCAGTGTCCAGGAGGCCAGCGCCACGCTGTACCGATAGATTTTGGGGAAATCATCAAAATTATCAGTATTGATCCACAAATCACCACTGGCCAGGGCAGTGCCATCACTTTGCAGTGTGGGTTCACTGGCACTCACAATGGCACCTGCTGGGTCAGTGTTGGCCAGGTTGAAACCACGAGAATCGCTTCCGCCATTCAGGTAACCTCTCCAACTGGAACCATCATTGATCAGGATGTCATACTCAGTGGGTTCATTGTAATACCAGTAGGTGCCATCTGCAGGATCAGCACTGGGTTCATTGTCATCCACTGTGTAAGTGGGCTGTTGCCAGTTGCTGACCCAGATTGCACTAGCAGTCACGTCACTTGCCCGAGCATTCACTGATGATGTGGTGATACCAGCATTGGCCAGCGGAGTACCAGACAAATCTTTGAGTTCCAGCACACCACCCAGCGCATGGGTAACGGTGATTGCGCCGCTGGTTTCAGTACCAGCACTCACGTTGGGAATGTTGGCACTGTTCAGTGAAGTTACAAATGCTGCTGTATTGGTGCCAGTGATGGTCACTGTGGATGGACCCTGCAAGCTGGCGTTGCCTGCAATGGTGTAGCTCACTGTGAAAGTGGTAGCGTTGGTGAACACCGGAGCCACATTGCTGCCAGTCACGCTGGTTACACCAGCTCTGCGATTGAACAACTTGAATGTGGCCGTGTTGTCGGCATTGACGTCACTCTGGATATAGGTTTTGCCAGCAGTGATGGTCAACCCGCCACTGGCCGGATCCAGTGCATAGAGTGCGCTGGCATCATTGGGGTGAACTGGAGTGACCAGCTGAGTGAAAGTTTCACTGATGTTATTGTAACGCTTGACCACAAAGCTAGCACCATTATTGGGGCTGGTGGTCTTGAACCATACAGATCCTGTGGGTCTGGGATTGCTACCGTTGCTCAACCAAGTACCTCCAGCAGGTGCCTGAGTGTGCTTGGTGTCCACAAATACCGGACTGTTGTAGGCCACGTTGGCGCTGATACCCAGTGTGGTCAAGGGAGTACCAGTAACATTGGTGAGGGTCACGTTGCCAGCATTGGAATTGCAGTATATACTGAGCTGACCGCTGGAGGTGGAGACAGCTTTGATGTTGGCTGTATTCACCAGATTGATATTGGCTATGGTGGCAGTCAGGTTGGCACCCACTGTGACGTTGGAACCATTGACTCTGAAAATATTGCCAGTGATGGTGCTGATGTTTGCAGTGGTGGTACCAGTTACTGCTGGCCATCCCAATTGCCAGTCACTGGTGCCAACCTGAGCCCACTGTCCATACAGTGCATAGCTGGTGGGTCCACCAATCTTGAAGAACATGGGATTATCCACGTCAGTGAGATCTATGGCATAGTCACCAGGCTTGCCCACGGTGGTCAGTGGTTCGCCACCGCTGATTTGAGACGTTTCAGTGATCAGATGCAGTTTAGAACTGCCAGTGACGTTGGTGGTGGTCACCTGACTGAATCCCTCGGTGTTCTGGTTCCATTCAAAAATACCAAACTTGGTGGCAGCCACATCCAGCCACAATGTGTTGTTGGCCACTCCGCCAGTGGGGCGGGCAGATGAACCAATCAGTTGATTCAGGTCAATGTCTGCACGGATAATGTAGGCTGCATTGCTTACGCCCAGGGCACTGTAAGCAGCAAACAAACCATGTTCATTGAGTTCATAACCGTGAATAGGTGTGCCTGCACTTACCAGATATTTGGGCTTGCCGTACTTGCTGATCAATTCTCTCTGTGAAGTAACCAGGAAAACCTTACCAGCATTGGCTGCTGTGGTGTACTGCGCCAGATCCCCAGTGGGGTTGGTTTTGTCTTGGGCGGTTGCAACCACGATGAAGGGCACAGTTCCTGCTGCTGCAGGTGTATAATTACTTTCATCAATGATGGTAACTTGTACGCCGGGTGATGTAAGGGCCATTATTTTTCTCCTAAAATTCAGTATAGCCTTGGTGAATCAGCTGAGCTATAGATGTTTGTCGTGTAGGTGATCCATTGCTGGTATTTATAGACTTCTGGTTTTTTTCACTAGTTCAGTACACCTTTGAAAGGGATTCAGTAAATAACACGATGAGACCCCTGTGCAAAATCTGCAAAACACGACCCTGTGCTGTGAATTATCATTCTGGTGACCGAATCTACTACCGCAGTCGATGTGAACGTTGTTGGAAACAGAAGCGACAACAGGCCTATTCCAAACCTGCATGGCAGCTCAGAGGTTATCAAAAGAAAAACACCTGTGACCGTTGCGGATATCGCAACAACATATCACAGGTGTTTGGAGTTTGCTGTGTGGACGGGGATCTGAAAAACACTCAACCCAACAATCTCAGGACAGTGTGTGCCAACTGTCAGATACTGATGAGTGTGAGCAATCAGAGCTGGCAAAATGCCGACTTGATCAGTGATTATTGAGTATAAATTGATCCAGCACCTGATGCAGTTGCTGCACAGTGCCAGAATTATCAATCACCTGGTCCACTGGCAGCCCCACCCAGCTCCACTCGCTGGGATGCACCTGGGGATACAGCACTTCCATGACCTGTCCCTGCTGGGTGAGTTCAGCCAATCCTGACACCGACTCCAGGTTTTGACGCCCAGCACACTCTGCCCAGGGCAGTGTATCAGCACAGGCCCCACGTCTGACTTCAATCAGTTTCCCACCCTGATTTCGAATCATTTCAAGCTCGTTGGGAAAACGACAATCACTTATCACCACATTGACGCCAGAGTTCAGACTGGCTGTTACCTGACGCTCAAGGGCTGCTATCCAGATGTCATTGTGAAAATGCTTGCGCAGCACATCAGTGCCGGTGTATTGCAATACCCATCTGGGTGTGAGGCTGGGGATCCCCAGCCTCTGGGCCCACCAGGTGTCCACCTGATCTCTCCACCAACGACTCTGTGCAGTGTGACCCTCCAGCAGATCACGAGGCCAGCCAAAAATTGCTGCCACTGCATCTTTCAGAGGACCAGCAAAACTCAGACGCCGCCAGCCGTGAACCTGAGTCAAATAAGTGGCTGCGGTGTCCTTGCCACTGCCCATGCTGCCTACCATGCCGTAAAGTTTAGACATAACTGTGTAATATCTATCCAGGCACTGACAGCCAGTGGAGAAAAATCAACCCCACACCTGGACCCTGATTATCCAATTATGAAATGCAAGGGTTGTGAACCGTCAATGTACAGTTTGAGATCTTCTATCAGCTTTTCCATCTCTTCTTTGGCTTCATTCTTCAATGCATCACCATTCAGTGTGGTGCCACCCTGAGGACCAGCAATTGTACCAAATTTACTGCGAGCTTCACCCAGAGTGTATTTGCTCACACTGTAGGTATAATCCTTGATCCAGTTGCTGATGCGGTAATCACTGAGCAATTGTATTTCGGGCTTCATGTTGAATGTCCAAAGCAGCAAAGTTTCTCCAGAATTCTGTGGGCGACGCACAATAACCAGCTTTTTGGTTGCTGGATTGAATGTGTAATTTACATATCCACCAAACATTCTGGCAGTCATTTCCTGATACTGAGTGTACAGTTCATAGCTGAGCAAACCGCCAGAACGACCCACATTGAGCAGATAGGTATTCAGATAACCAGCTTCAAAAGGTTCGAACTGATTGCCTGCACTCTGACCAGTGCTGCCTATACTGCGTCTGAATATTTGTCTGACAGTGGTGACTTCCTGAGGCAGAATGTATTCCTGCTGATCTTCAATCAGATCCAGAAATGCGTAACTTTCCTCTTCGGAATTCTGACTGCGAGCCCGGTATGTTTGCACAGCTTTGGCGTAGGACATCTCCAGATGCGCCGGATCCAGCTCCACGTCCACCATTCCAGAACCCAGTCTGAGAAGAGTGTAGTCAAAAACACCTTGTTTCAATTCATCCAATGAAGATGGCATCTGGTTCTCCTAATTCAATGATATTTATACTTATGGACAGACATAAATATGATTCAGGGGACTGCAATTGCCAACCACTCCATTGACCACACTTGATTCAGTTATAAATACAACCAGAGGTGCTGAATGCCAAGAATAAGTTTATGGGCCGAGGGCAAACATTCAAATGATTACAAATTTTTTGATCAGCAGATTAGGGAATTAATTTCAATAGGTGGCACCAGCATCTATATTCACAAATACCTGGGTCCTGAAGATAATGCCCTGAGTCTGACCACCAGTAATTCCACTGTGACCAGCAACAGCATACTGAGATTTACCAACACCAGCAATGTCAGCGTGGGTCAGTTTGTGTTTGGAACCAATATACCCAGCAACACCAAGGTGGGGGCTAAAACTGGCAGCACAATAACACTGACCAACGGTGTAAGCAACACTGTGGCCTCAGGTTCCACGATCAAATTCAGCAACGTCAACAATGCCACTCAGCCAGTGTATACCAATCAGAGTGCGTTGAACATTCAGGACCTGCTGCTGTTGGAAAATCGTGATAGAAAATACGATACCAATGTGTACAATCTCAGAGGCATCTACAATGTGCAGGATCTGGACTTTGATCTCAGTCAATTTGGGTTGTTTCTGCAAAACGACACGGTGTTTATCACTTTTCATCTGAACGAAATGGTGCAAAGACTGGGCCGTAAACTGATCAGCGGTGACGTGATAGAGTTACCACATCTGAAAGACTTTTACAGTCTGGATGAGACAGTGCCCATCGCACTCAAGAGATTCTATGTGGTCAAAGATGCTATCCGCAGTGCTGAAGGTTACAGTCCCACCTGGTGGCCACATCTGTGGCGCATCAAAGTCACTCCCCTGGTGGACAGTCAGGAATACAAGCAGATACTCAAGGAAATTCAGGCTGGCACAGCCAATACCACACTGATTGATCTGATCAGCACTGTGAACAAAACCAATCAGGTGAACGATGCTGTTGTTGAGCGAGCAGAGCAATTGGTTCCTGCAAGCGGATATGATGTGACTCCCTTCTGGATTAGGCCCACCAGCGATGGCACCAAGTTTGGAACTCCGTTGCCGCCTGATGCCAGTCCTGTGGAACAGTTTGGGGGATATCTGGTGGGCACCAGTTCTCCACCCAACGGCAGACCAGTGAGTACCGGTACTCAGTTTCCCACCACCTCTGTCGAGGGTGACTTTTTTCTCAGACTGGATTTCTTTCCCAATCGACTGTTCCGTTATGACGGAACTCACTGGGTCAAGGTCCAGGACGATGTTCGCACATCACTCACGCACGGCCTGGGTGAAACTCAGCAGGATCGTTTTGTCAACGACGATACCACCTTTACCAACAGTGAAGGCAACACCGAATCCACACTGCAAGACATCAGCACACTACTAAGACCAGATAGCGACTATTAATTATGAGTTACCAACAGCATTTTTATTCAGAACAAATCAAACGTTTTATTCTGCAGGTGATCCGATCCCTGAGTAATTTTCAGGTACAATTTGGTGACGGCACTCTGTATCGAGTACCAGTAACCTATGGTGATAGCAGTCGCCAAGCACAGGCCATCCTCACTCGCAACAGTGAAAACAGCATCCCCAGTTGCCCCCTGATCAGTGTGTATATCACTGATCTCAGATATGATCGTACCAGAATTCAGGACCCCACCTTCATTGACAAGATCAGTGTCAGATCTCGAGCATATGATCCAGTCACTGATAGCTATCTGAATCAGCAGGGCAATGCATACAGCATTGAACGACAGATGCCGGTGCCCTACAAACTCAACGTAAAGGCCGACGTCTGGACCAGCAACAGTGACCAGAAATTTCAGTTGCTGGAGCAGATTCTGGTGCTGTTCAACCCGGCTCTGGAGATTCAGAGTACCGACAACTATATTGACTGGACCAGCTTGAGCTACATGGAACTCACTGACAGCACCTGGAGCAGTCGTTCCATACCCCAGGGCACAGATGATCAGATAGACATCAGCAGTGTGAGCTTTGAGATACCCATTTGGCTCACTGCTCCAGCCCGAGTTAAAAAGATGGGAGTAATACACAAAGTGGTGGCTGGTATATTCAACCCCACTGGTGACCTGGCTGAGTTTGTGGCCAGTGATGATCTGCTGTTGGGTACTCGACAGGGAATTACATTCCAGAACTATGGTATCTGGGTCAACAACGGGGAAGTAAAGTTACTCAAAACCAACCCAGTGATGGTTCAGCCCAGCAGTTCAGATATTGAATCTGAAGTGGTGTCAGGAATCAGCAAAGACTGGCCTGCTGCGCTGGGAAAATACGGAGTAGTTCGCAACGGTATCAGCCAATTGCGTCTGATCCTGGGAACATCAGATGGATTTGACAGTGGCACTGAAATTGTGGGCACCGTTGCACTGGATCCCACTGACGAGCGCACTCTGTTGTTCACAGTGGACACTGATACTCTGCCAGTCAACACACTGGACCCAGTAACAGCCATCATTGACCCCACTCGGGTGCATCCAGGATATGGAGGACTGCCAGCTGCTGTCTCTGGGCAGAGGTACCTGTTGCTCAAAGCCACTGGCAATGCTGATGATGCTGAAAGTGCATCTGGATGGACTTTCAGCAGCCAGGAAACCATTGCTGACGCCAATGACATCATTGAGTACAACGGAACTCAGTGGGTTGTGAGTTTTGCCAGTTCAGCTGCCACCACTACTCAGTATGTGGCCAATCTGACCAACGGCCGTCAGTATAAGTATGCTCAAACATCCTGGACAAAAAGTTGGGAAGGTGAATATCAACCACTAAACTGGCGATTGATTTTGTAATTTTGATCACAGAACACTGATTATTTCAGAATGAGTTTTGTGATGTTAATAAGTATAGTCAATGAGACCCCCTAACAAATTTATCTCAACTCCAGCAACAGCCACTGTGACCGGAGTTGGAGCTTTGTTCTATTCAGTAGCCACACAACGTTGCTTGTATCTGCTGCGCAGTCAAAAACAGCGTGGTACCTGGGGTCTGGTGGGTGGCAAGCAAACACCCGGAGAATCGGTACAGGAATCTCTGTATCGCGAATTCACAGAAGAAATTGGCGATGTGCCCCAGCCACATCGCCTGATTCCGCTGGAAACATTCACCAGCGAGGATAATTATTTCAAATTTATAACCTATGCTTGCATTGTACCGGTTGAATTTACTCCGGTTCTGAATGATGAGCATCACGGTTATTGTTGGGTGCAGATTGGAGAATTTCCTCGTCCTCTGCACCCGGGTTTGTGGAACACCATGAACTTCACAGTGATTCGTACCAAAATCAACACCATCTGTTCAGTATCAGAGTGGCATTTTCACACAGTTTAGACTGTCCTGTGTGATTTTTACTTTATTCTGTATCAGTCAGCCAGGGAGTGAAAAACATCAGGTCAGCTGGAGTAATCTGAATGTCTCCCAGATCTGCCAGACTAAATTTGATTTCCGGAATGTCCACTTTTTCCTGAAGCAGTGAGGTCATTTCCTGATTAAACAGTTCAATGTTGCCAGCACTGATTGTGCTGCTGTTGTCTGGTTGCTGTTCGCCGTACTTGTTAAACAGTTGAATCCGATGCTTTTCAAAATTTTCCAGATCCTGGGTCACTGACTCGATGATCTTGGTGAATCTGAAACTGGTTTTGACTTGCATTGGCTGAGTCATCAACTTTGATAAAACTGGTTCGGCATTTTTGAGTTGTGCAATGGTGATTGTCATGTTACTATTTATTGGCATATTTCTGCTGGAATTTTTAAAGTGAGAACCAAAGATCAGGAACCTGTTCCTATATTTCTGTATGGCATCACAGATCTGAGTGTTTGCTCCAGCCAAAAAAATGGGGTAACTTTGCAGTTACCCCTGAGTTATTGTCCAAGTTTCCCGTACTTTTTAAGTATAGCAAACAGAACCGGTTATAGCAAATGCTGTTTGTTCAATTAGTTGCTGGGCAACTTGACTGTTTCATTTATAGTGGCTGTGTCCAGTGTCCATTTCACACGAGCAGTGGCAGCAAACTGTGTTCCGGTCCCGGCTACTATGGTGGCCACGCGACCGCTGATTTTCTTGACAAAATAGGTACCACCAGCACTGTCGGTTGCAGTGATGCGCATTTCACCACTGACTGGACTGGAGGTAACCAAGTTGGCACGGCCCTGAGCGCCGTTGGCAGTCTGGATGAAGAAGCTCTTGCTGCTGATCTGACGAATAATATCAGCTGCACTGGTGTCACTGCCAATATTGCTGCTAAAGGTGATAGCATTACTCACGCTGCTGGCAATAACCGCCAGAGTCACTGAGCCCAGCACACCAGTACCAGCATCATAGAATACAGCATTGCCGCTGATGGTGGATGTGTTGACCAGACTCATGATCACGTTGGCGTTGTTCACTGTGGTAACACGGCCACTGGTGTTAGCACCTGTGGCTGCTACCTGCATACCCACTGAAATACCTGTGGTGCTGCTGGCGATGGCAATCACGTTGCTGGAGCTGCTGCCGCTGACGTTTGCACTGGCAATGGTCACGTTGGCTGGCTTGACCAGGGTGGCTGTGGCACTGGTATAACCAGAACCGGTTTCTGTGATGCCGGTTGTGTTTACCGCACCGTTGGCAGTGAGGATGCTGATGTTGGCCAGAGCCTGAACACCAGTGGGGATGTTGGGTGCGCTGAGTGTAACTGTAACACCCTGGCTGTATGCTGTGGCGTTGCCAGCGGCAATTGCACTGACTTTTTTACCGCCAATGCCGTAATCGTCACTGGTGGCTGTTGCACCCACGTTGCGATTTCCGAAATATTTTGCTTGAAGTGGTCTGCCCATTTTTTTTCTCCTGGGGTGGACGTTCTAGGTCCTTACGCGGTTGTGTCCGCATAAAATCCCTGACGGGACAACTTTATTTATGATAACAGTTGCAAAAAGTGGTTATAATGCTGCATGCGGTCTTGGATTCCTGTGGTGCCACCATTGATTCTCTTGGTGATGGTCAACATGTCGCCAGCATCTGCAAACTCATTCAGTCCACGCCCCCACCAGAACCAGCAGGCACTATAGATAGACCCGTCTTTGGAACACAACTGATCTGGATTCTGTACCAGTGTGTCGTCCTCATGCAGATCCTGACTGCATCTGGTATAGTTGTCTCGGCCAGTGATCTGAATAATACCACGCCCTCTGAAACGCCAACCGTCTCCGCTACTCTCAGGACCGTTGCTCATGCGACCGCCATACACTCGATTGGCAATCTTTTCAGGCTGCCTCACATAACCCTGTGTGCTTGCTGGCGTGGGAAAATACTTCTTGAATATCTTCTGTAATCCATCTGCACTGTAGTTCAGATTCTCCTGCAGCACGGTGAACTGTCCACTCTCATGAGCGCACTGGGCCATGAATGCAGAAACTCTGGGTGCTGTGAGGATTTCATAGTCAGGCAAAATCTGATCCAGATAGTAAAACCATTCATCACATTCCTTATTTCTGGGCAGCATCAGTTTGAGCACTTCAGCAGTGAACTTGCATTCAAAAGGCATAATAAAACTCCCTGAATATTTATGATAATTCAGAATCATCTACAAGGCCATAGCAATGCCAGTGTCAATATTGTTCTGAAATATCAGGATCAGATAGTGTGCGCAATGACTTTTGCAAAATCCAGATATAACAAAAAAACTCAGTGGGAACTGCTCAGAGCAGCATCACTAATGGGGAGCTCTGTACAGGGGGTATGAGTAAACTGTGGAGTTATTTTGTACAAAATCAGCAACCTGAATCAGTGGTAAGCTACTGTGATCGCCGGTGGTTTACTGGTGAATTATATCAGCATTTGGAATTTACACAAACAGTAACTGGATTACCCACCTACTGGTATACCAACTATAAACAAAGATTTCATCGCAGCGGATTTACAAAAAAATCGTTGGTTAGTCGAGGATCAGACCCCTGTTTATCTGAGTGGGCCATTATGCAATCTGCTCAATGGGATTGGGTGTGGGATTGTGGCCAAGATACTTGGATTTGGACTCAATAAACTTTATTACAAAAAGACAAAGGCCGGATCTCAGATCCGGCCTTTGTGGTTTGTTTTATGTCACAGCTTAGATGAAGCTGATGTTGCTCATGGTGATTTCACCAACATAATCACCGGCATTACCCAGCGATGAAGCAGTGTTGGTCAATTCCACGTATCCGTAACGAGTCATGAAGCTCACAACTGGTTCGAATGTGGAGGGATCCAACACAACGCCACTGCTCATTAAAGGAATGTATGGGCAGTAGAACGCAGCAGCATCGCTTTCGCTTGAGCCCTTGTAGCCAACCAGCACAGCGGTGTTATCGCTAGCATAGGTGTCCACATAAACCCGCATGGCGCCATTCAGTGTACCCACAAACTTGGAGTTGGTAGGAGCCTCAAATGTGCCTTCGGTTGTGCGAGCAAAAGCTGAAGTGGTTGCGCTCTGGAGCACAGTCAGCGCCTGGGGACTAACAACTGCCCAGTTACCAGCACCACGACGGGTGCGCTGAGCAATCTTGTTGGCCACACGGTTGATCAACACAGCCAGTGCAGCGTGTTCGTCGCCCACAAATGTTGCAGTACCGCTGACATTCAACTGATTGAATGCCTCTTCGGTGGCGGCCAGGGCACGCAGACTACCCAGGATTTCCTGGTCGATTTCTGCAGTGATTTCCTGAGCCAAAGCGGCCATGATTTCGGCTTCCACGTCGATACCGTGCATGGCCTGTGAATCCTGAGCAGCTTCAAATGTCCAGCGAGCACTCAGCTTGCGGGTCTTGGCTTCCACCATCTGCTTCAGAATCTGAACATTCAGCTTGCTACCTGCAGCACCTTCCAGTGCGCTGGTGGTTGCTGCCTTGCCAGTGGCGGTGCTGCCGCTATAAGCAGTGGCGATCTTGAATGGGCTCAGTGCTTCGTCACCAGCAGTGGTGTCGGTGTCAAAGGGCGAAGATGCTGTGCTGTTTACGCTTTCTGCGTAACGCACACGCAGGGTGTGGATCTGGCCCACAGGACCTGTCATGGGCTGTACGCCAACGATTTCGTTGGCAATAACAGTGGGCATCACACGCCGGATCACTGGCAGGATCACGCGGTTCAGTGTGGCAATGTTGCCAGCGGCAGTTGCACCTGAGCCTGCGGTTTCCAACAGGTTTCTGCGAGTGTTTTCCAGAATCACAGACATGTTGTTGCGACGGGATCCCTGCAAACCTTCTAGCAGGGCGTCCTTGGTGTCATTCCAACGACCTTCCAATAAAATGTTACTCATTTCTAATTCTCCTTAAGAATTCAGCCCTGCAAGACGTTTGATGTCGATAATGTTGTTGTTCTTATTATCTTCATTGTTCTTAGCAGTCTTGTTGCCAGTGACTTCAGTCTTGCCTTCTATGATAACTGACTTCTTGGCAGTCACACGGAGGGCTTCATTTAGTACACTGGGCAGATACTTGTTGAAAGCATTGCGCAGATTATCTGTTTTTACACCTTCCATGAGTTCTGCCATCACAGCTCTCTTTTCACGGTTCAGTGGAGACAACAGTTCACTTAGCAATGTTTCACGTTCACGACGATGATTGAGTACGCGAATTTCTTTCTGCCGGCTTTCCAGCACAGTTTCCTTTGAGGTAATTGTGCGTTGGGCTTCAGCTAGTCTTGCGTCTTTCTGTTTGATTACTCGGTACAGTTTACGCAACTCGGCACTTTCATTCAGCTGTGTGTTGCTGAACTCACTAGCAAATGCTTCGAAAATTTTACGGCCAAAGCTATTGTGCTTGGCTTCGGTGATGTCTTCTCTGAGTTGTGACAATTCACTCTTGAGATGTTTGGCAACTGATTCCTCAACAGCTTTGCTGCTGCGAGCAACAAACTTCTGCTTGAGATCATTCAGCTGAGTCTTGGCTTCGGCAATCAAACGAACCTTGGTTTCCACCACAGCACGTTTGTCCTGAGCAAACTCAGTGATTTCTTCAGCCAATGCCTGAAACACAAAGTTTTCCAACTTTGAACTAGCTTCCTGCATCTGCTTGCGATCCCGACGAAATTCTGTAATTTCTTCAGCCAACTTGGTGGTCAGGAACTGTTCAAAACGTGCGCTTTTGGTTTTCATTTCTTTCACAACACGCACACGATGTTCAGCAATGGCCTTCTTGTCGACCTGAAATTCAGCAATTTCAGCCTGAAGAGATTCTGTTACCATTCGGTCAAGAGCTTCAACCATCACACTCTTATCATGATCATAACGGCCTGCAAATTCCTCACGGATTTCTGCACGAATCTGCTCACGTGCCTCAGTCAGCTTGACTTCCCAAGCCTCATTGATTGCACTGCGAGTTTCTTCGTTTATTACACCGCTATCCAGCAATGGTTTTAGAGTGTTTAGCATGGCATTCTCCTACAATTTTAAATCTTGAATCAATTTTACTATTTCATTTTTGAAATATTTTTGTACTCTTGGGTCTTGCGCTGATTCCTGCGCCATACCCCACAAACGGTTTCCACCGCGCATGTTATAAATTCCTTCATAAATGGCGCGGGGATATGCATTAGGAGCACTGGGTTGAGCAACCACATCCACGGTGATTATTTCAAAGTCACTAACATGACCGTTGCCTTCATTGACATTGCCACTGCCGCGACTACTTACGCCCAGCTTTACTCCAGATTCCAACATGGTTTTTACCAGGTTACCCATGGGCGTAGGCAACACTTTGAGTTTGCCAATACCTCTGCTGCCTTCCATGTAAATTTCAGTAATCATGTGACTCACACGATCCAGATTGATTTTTAGATCAGTGGGGTGATCCATTTCGCCCAGCACACCACCATGCTCTGAGATCTGTAATTGCAGTGTTTTGACTGCGAGGGATATTTCACCAGCAGGATAAATTCTCTGATTGGCATTGCGTACATCACCCTCGATAAAAATACCCTTCATGTACAGGGTTTTTCCGCCATGAGTGTCTTCAGCTTCCATGGTGATATGGGCTGAGCTGGGATTCATATATTCGTATAATGGTGTTCTGGTCATGTTCTGAATCCTGTTACTGGGCAGGTGGTGCATCAGATGCACCACCCATCAGTACGAAATCACTGCGAAGACAAATTACTTTCTGTTGCGTGGCTTGCGAGATTCCAACACACTGTCTTTGTTGACGCCAGCTACTTCTTTGGTAACTGGTTTGGGGGCATGACTCTTGAATGCCACTCTACCAGCAGCCTTGGGATCGTTCACTCCCACTGGCTTTGCTGTCGGAGCAGTACGACCCTTTTCTTCACCGCCGGCCACGATGCTAGCAGTAGTGCCACCCATATCATTCTTCTTAGCAACTATGCTTTTCTTGTTTACTGAACCGTGTTCGCTGCGAACAGGAACAGGAGCTTTTTCAGTGTATTCGCGGATCAGGGTTTCTTCCATGTCCTCGTCTTCGGATTCCATGTCATCGGATTCCATGTCATCGGATTCCATGTCATCGGATTCCATGTCATCGGCGTCCATGTCATCGGATTCCATGTCATCGTCATCGGATTCCATGTCATCGTCATCGGATTCCATGTCATCGTCATCGGATTCCATGTCGTCGTCTTCGTCGTCTTGGTCCATCAACCGTTGAAATTCAGCTTTGAGTTCTTCAATAGCGTCTTCCAGGTCTACCACACGGTCTTCCATGTTGTCGCCTTGGTCGTCGTCCATGTCCATGTCATCGTCTGCTGTTTCAGGTTCCATGTCGGCTTCCATGGTGTTTACAACATTTTCTTCTTCAGATTGCACTTCTCCAATGAAGTCCTCAACGCCTTCTTCCATTTCTTCTTCGCCGTGTTGATGCATCTCCATCTGCTCAAAAGATTCATAAATGTTGCGGCTCTTGCTTACAACAATTTCATGAAACATTTTACGGGCACGGGTTTCATCATTGTTGATGATGTACTCAATTAGCTTTTCAAAATTGCGTGACATAGTTTCTCCTTGCAATGATTCGTAACATTATTTACGAAAGACAGAATTAAACCAGCATTTTACGCTAAAAAACCGGTGTTTTTAGATTAGACTGCTGATTTTGCACCGTACTGACGATGAATATCGTCCATACGATGTTCTTCTTCAAATTTACGAACGTCATTCATCATTCGCAAACTGTTGATATGAGCCAGTGTAAGTCGAGTCTTTCTGACGTCACTGAGTTTGGGAACAGAGTTATCAGCACTGGGTTCACTGAACCCAGGAGCTGCTTTATCGTATATCTCTGCGAGTAACATAAAACTATTTATACTCCTGCTGTTAAATCCGCACCACCTGCTGATGCAGCTTCAGGTGCAGCTTCAGGTGCAGCTTCAGGTGCAGGCTCTGCCAGGGGTTCTGGCACAGTCAATCCTGTCAGGTCATTTTCGATACCAGCAGGGCTGATACCCACATTGCGCAAATTGGTGTCTGATTCGCCGACGTCAGCAGCTTTGAGGTTTTCTTCACGCCATAGCTGTGTGTTTTCCAGCATTTCTTCCTCAGTCAGACCCAGGAATCTTTTGAGCAGGAATCTCTTGCTCAGATAAGGCACTGATTCCAGCTGACTAAAGCTGCTGATTTTGGCGCTATCCATTTCCACCTGACGATACTTGGCAAAGTTCTGAGGCTCGTTCATTTTCAACTCAAACATGGTGTTGTCGATGTTGAGCCCTCGCCATTTCATGAATGCCTTGAATTCTGTATCCAACACTCCGCTGATCATGGATTGCAGCCGTTTACAATACTGATTGAAACGATGTTCCTGTATCAGTGCTGTGGCCACTTTGCCATCATTGTGTATAGCAGCACTGTCTTCTGCCCCAGTGGGCAGATAGCTGCTGGGAATTCTGAGTCCTCTGAACAGTTTGTTGGTGAAAAACTTCAGATCATCAATTTCACCCAGATTTTGGCCTCCTGGCAGCGTCTCCACTTTGCTACCACGCCCCTCTGCTGTCTGTGGAAAGAAGTAATCCTCATTGATACTCAGGGGATTATATGTTGAATCCATGAAGTTTGATCCACCATTCTGAGTGGGGATACGACGCTGATGTATTTCGTTCTTCACACGTTCCACAAATGCCATGGCCATGTGGCTGGGCATGCTGCCCACGTCGATATAAAACACACGACGTTCTGGAGCACGTTGCACCCGATAGATCACAATGGAATCTTCCAGGAGTTCTTTCTGTTTGTAAACTTTGAAGATGTTTTCCAGTACACTCTGTCCAAAAGGCCAGTTGCTGTCCAGACCCTCAGTCATGCTCAGATGCACCACGTGCTGAGCTTCGATGGCCACTTCTCTGACGCCCATTTGAAATCTGCTGTTGTTGTGAGCATTACTGGGTGTGTTATAAGCAGCAGCACCACCGCCAGGACCAGCACTGCCAGCCGCGGTGTGCCAGACATTGTCAGCAGTGACCTGAGTCACTGTGAGATTTTCAAAATTGGGATTGATGTTGCGCAGAATATACTGTTCAGGACGCTTGCCATCACTCTCGTTCACAATGATTTTGACCACGTTGGTCATGTCCACCCAGAACATTTTGAATGTTTCAGGATCACGCATAAACACCTGATCGCCGTATTTCAGTGTGTTTCTGAACAGTTTGAACATGCGCCGATCCAGCTGATTCAGTGCGCACCAGGAACTCAGCTGCTTCTTGATGATGTTGAGTTCAGTTTCTGTGGGTTTTTCTTTGAAAAACAAATCAAAGGGCGTGTTGTTTTGTTCGTTGGCCTGAGTGCAAAATTCACTGATGATGTCCAATGCACTGTTGACTTCGCTATCCACATCCATGGCTTCGTATTGGTTGTACCTTTCCAAACGATTGGGATGGCCCATGTAAACTTCAGGTAACAAATTACCATAATTCTGAAATTTAAAATTTGGATGAGCGCCTTCATTAGATCCATTGATTGGACTTAGAACCCCATTGGAGTTGGGTGTGGTTTTGAAATACTTTTTCCAAGACATCGGTATTTTCCTATAGGTTATTTATGCCAAATCCAGCAGCTTTGACCGCAATCCCAGATAGGATCATACCGGAGTTGTTGCATGATTTGCCATTCGGTTAGATCAGCTCCATTATCCACCAGCTGAGATATGCGTGATTTTTGAAACTGCATTCTGTTGTATCTGAGTTTGTAATCAGTGTACCAATAGCCAATCTGAGTGGACTGATGCTGAAACCCCATTTTTTCATAAACTGTGCCATCACCCCAACTTTGATCACAATAAGATACCACCTGCGAGGGGGTATGAGCTCTAACGAAATACTGGAACAACTTGCTGGCGGCCCCAGGCACTGACCCTCGCGATGCGAATCTGATTATTTCCCAGTCACTGTGCTGGTTAAATCTGGGTTTCCTAAAAGTCATTACTGCAACCAGTTGATCCTGGTGGATCAACCCCAAATGATATCTAGCGGGCGTGGTGCCTTGTATATGCAGATTATCAATAAATTCTGCCGACTGATCTGATGTTATTTCCTGAATCTGACACTGCCTGGCTGACACTGTGGAATTTACTGATTTCAGCAGGTATTGCAATCTGAATCTTGAGATCTGGCATGCTGTGATATTTATGTTTAGCTATCAACTTCAGTAAGTTTCACTATTCTGATCAGGGATGTCATTAGACATTGGCTGCTATCGTGTTCAACAACCGATTGGATTTGCTTTGCAACTCCACAAGTTCACGCAAGGAACTCAGTATACCAGAGTCACCAGATGTTGCTGCAGGAGTTGTGGTTTGTGCTGTGGCTGCAGGGGCCGGAGCAGGAGCAGTAGCAGGAGCAGTAGCAGGGGGTGCTGGTTTTACAGCAGCTGGTACTGTGCCGCTGGGTGGAGTTGCAGGTGTACTTGCAGCAGGTACTGGTGTTGCAGTTGCAGGTGTTGCAGTTGCAGGTGTTGCAGTTGCAGGTGTTGCAGTTGCAGGTGTTGCAGTTGCAGGTGTTGCAGTT